ATTGGCCCTCACGGAAGAAAATCGTCTTTCGACGACCTCTTCAGTGCATGCATCAAAATGTTGCAGTAGCTGATTAGGTTGTCCTCAAGCGTAGACTTTAGTTTAGAAAGCATGGATGCGATCTAAACGGGTAACCTGAAGGGTGAAATTTCGTAGGGAAGCTAGATTACTGTTAGTATTAATTTACTATAGTTCGGAAAACTCCGACATCATCTTTTAGATGAGGAAATCGAAATGGTTAGAAATAACCGGGGGCTCCCCTATGGGAGGACATATCTTCGGGACAATCCCGATGTCACTCCTGACAAGCTTATTAAAGCTGGCTGCGGCCCCGAAAGGGAAACCGAAGTCTACTGGAGCCGAACACCTCGGAATAGGTGCCGTAACAATACTAATTATGAAAATAACTAATATCAAGCAAATGCTTGGCCGAACATTAAGTCGGCTGTTACGTTCAGCACCCTCCTTTAGTGCCATGATCACCGTAAAAAGTGGTCTACCCTGTATCAACGTTTTCAAGAAATTGATTTCGTTGTTAGGGCGTCGAGGAAAACCATCGCTGATTTGTCCTATTGTGAACTTCTCTGCTCAACTCCACCAATTGTATAAAACAAATGGGGTGGTTTTCTTGGTGAAAACCTTGAAAGCTGCATCAGTAATGCTGCAGCAATCACTAGGAGGACAGAGATTGGAAACCCTTAATCCGCTTGGGGTGCGGATCGCTAGAACCAACCGAGGATTGCCTCGTATGATCCCTCGCCTCCATAGGGCCGAAATAAGGAAGGGCTCCAGAGTTTACATCAAACTCTGGATGTCGCTCTTTGGGGTCTATCGAGTAATCGATTTCCCAAAGACTGTGCTACGGGTCAATTTGACCTCGATCACACAACCCTCTCGTCTCTCACTCCCGACTTTAATCAAATGGTTGACCTTCGTCGAGGGTCCCTTTTGTTTAGCGCTCAAACAGAATGTTCCTCATCCAAGAGGGACAATCGTGCGAGCTCTAATGAAAGGCGGAGTGAAGGAGTTCTTGAAGGAACTTAAGGCCGTATCATTCCTGATTCCGAAAGCGAGCCCCGTCGCTTCTGGAGAAAATGTGGCGGCAACGCCACAATCCACGAGCCCTGCCGCCATACTAGCTTCGGCATATGTATGGATAAGAAGTCCCTTGTATCCACTCTTGAAACAGTGGTGTCAAGCGACTGGGTCGACTTGGTTAATTAACCGAATCGAGGCGTGGACAAGTTGGGATCCTCACATAGATATTCTCTGTGGAGGAGCCCCTCTTACTCCGGATGGACCGGACTCTCCCTTCGCAGGGAGAGAACGGTTAGGGCGACTAGGGTTCAAAGTAGAACCTGCAGGAAAGATACGAGTGTTTGCCATGGTGGATTGCATAACACAGTGGTTGATGAAACCATTGCACGAGAATATCTTCTCGTTGTTAAAGCAAATCCCTCAAGACGGTACGTTCGATCAGATGCGTCCTATCCAACGTCTCCAAGAGACGTGGAGTGGACCTCTGTACTCCTTTGATTTATCATCGGCGACCGACCGTATCCCGCTTGAGCTACAGAAGGCACTTCTGACACCCTTCTTGGGAGTCGGGTTAGCAGAAGTGTGGGGTAGACTCCTAGTTGATAGAGAATATACTCACGGTTCAAATTCCGATTGGAAATTGAAGGCCGGAGCGGTGAAATACGCTGCGGGTCAACCCATGGGGGCCCTTTCTTCGTGGGCCATGCTGGCATTAACCCATCACGCATTGGTTCAGTGGTCTGCCCTAAGGGTCGGAGCAATCCGACCGGGCGAATGGTACCTACATTACGCCATCTTGGGAGATGACGTAGTGATAGGAGGAACCAAGGTAGCTGACGAATATTTGGAGATTATGCGAGAAATCGACGTTTCCATCTCATTCCACAAGTCCCTTGTATCCGTTCCGGGGCTGGCATTGGAGTTTGCGAAGCGAACTTTCTACCAAGGGAACGATGTTTCCATGGTTCCAATGGCAGAACTCCTAGTCGCGCAACATAATGTCGCGGCGTTGATGGAGCTCGCCCGGAAGTACTCATTGAATAGTATAGGAGCGTTGCTCTCAGTACTAGGATATGGGTACAAGGTGAAGGGGTCCTTGAATTCCATTCTATCCAGAATGAATTCTCGGGTCAGATATTACCTAACTTCCTTCTATGGTCCTGGAGGACCGAGGTTCGTTGGTTTAAAGCCATGGCTGACTATGAGGTCCTTAGGGTCCTCATACCAGTCCGCGGACCGGACAGTTTCCGACCTCTTAGATATTATACTTCAGCAAGAACGAAAGTCCTTGCTGGAGCGTTGTGAACAACTTAAGCCTCTCGTTGAGAGGGCTAAGAAACTAGCGACAGTCTATCGGGATAGGGAGCATTATGGAGCATCCCCTCACAGTGGCAACCGGGTAACGGTACATCCGGGACTAATCCTGGAGATACCGCAACGGGTCATCGACTCCGTCAATGAAACCGTATACCGGACCGCGTGGTTGGATGTGCAAATAGACTTCAGAGATCTGGTCAATTCGATAATGGATCTAACCATATTGCCCCCCTCGTGGGAGGCAATCGAAACTCTTTGGAAAGAGCTCGACCGTATCGAGGACCTATTGGGGTCACTCGCTCTATCTGAGAATATCCACACTAGAGTGTCCGAGGCGACGCCTCGTTCAGTCATAGGGATTAATCAGAAGAGATGGTTAAGATACAATGGGGTCTTTAGAAAGACACAAGTTCAATAGACAAGTCTGGGCGAAGCCCAGAGCGATGTCCGTAGACTGTTTATTTCTAATGGAAGAACATATTCGGCATAACAGGTCACACCTGGCCGGAGGCCTAGGCCCAAAGGACTTGATTTATTTCGGTCAAGCCTTCTAGGTTAAGTGACACCATTAGCGATTCAAACCTGGTACCTACCTCACAACATAAAGTATCTTGTGAGCTCTTGGACAAACGGAGAAATCCTTACCAGTCCACCTACGGTTTCGACGATCAACGGTATTCCAATTTATTGGTAACGCCGCCAAACATTTAAACGTAGCTGAACGTAGCAGGGATCGGAG